ATAATATTCACTACCATACTTAGATTCCATACCAACACTAACTAATTTATTATCTTTATGAAATGGTGATGGGTCAAATCCATTGTGTTTGTTTTTTTGAAATGTTGTTTCAACGTCTAGTATTGTTATCATCCTTCGTACCTACTTATATCCCTTCTAATAACACAGCTAGGTTCGCCATGATAGCCTGTTATTTTATTTTTACTTATACATAAAGTTCTATTTCTATTTTCTGTGTCTGTTGATGCATTTCTACCTATACCAATAATCAAATCAGCTTCAGCAGCTTTTCCAGTTTTAGAATTTTCCATCATAGAAAATGAAATACTATTTCTATTATCTGCTTCTGCTGATGCCTGCGATATGGCAATTACAGCACAGTTTCTACGCTTTGCTATCTCCCTTGCACCAGTATATATTGCTCTTAATTTCTCATCTGATCTAGCAAATGTACCATCTACATTTACTTTATCTAATTGGTCAATAACAACTATATCTGGTTTATGTTTCTCACAATGAGAATCTATATCATCTAGTGTCCAATCTACAACATCAAATAAAAAAATATTATCTTTTACTTTTGACCATGCAAAATGTACTTCTTCCATGTTGTCAGGTATATCGTCTCTAGTATATCCAGTTGAACATGATATAGTTCTCATTTGAGTTCTTATTGCAGGTTCTTCATTTATAAATGCATGAACCTTTGCACCCTGTTCAGCAAAACCATCTGGTGCTGAAACTAAACTAACCCAGAAAGCAGTCTTCCCTGTTTCTGGTCTAGCAAATGCAATCATTAAATTACCATCACCAATACCACCAACCTTTTCTCTGAGTATGGGTATATTAAATTTCCATTTAGTAGTTACACTAAGTTGTTCCATTACAGAACCTATGTCATTTGTTACAGCTTGTATGCTGTTATCTGGCATATTTTTTTTATGGTTCTCAATTAATTTTAATATGTCATTAAAGTTTGCAGGTTTACCATTAAATATTTCTGTTGCCTCAATAGCAATCTTCTGTGCTGTTTCTCTGTCTGCCATAAGATTAACTATATCTTCTGCAATTTGTGGAGAAGGATCAGTAACAGTTTTTATATCTTCAACTAAATCTGTAAATTTTTCTTTAGCAGTTCTAGTCAATGCAGGATTAAACTTACCTGTATGTAAAGTAAGTATATCATCTAACTTTAAATCACCCTCGTAATCTTTGTGTGCTTTTTGTAGTGAGTCGTAGAATGAACCTAAGTCACCTTCAAAAACATTTCTTGATATTACACCACGATACTCATTATAAAATTTTTTATTGAGCATCATCTTTAATAGTTGTTTTTCCATTGTGTTGCCTTTCATTACCTTCTTTTAATTGCTTTTTGTATTTTTAACTCGTTCTCTAGTATAGTTGTAATGGCATCTAATTTACTTTGATCTCTTTGATTCCATTCTGATTTATTCATATCCATAATATCATACTTCCAAATATTCCAGTCATCAAGTATCTCTTGCATCATTTCTTCAGTCATAAAATATTCTCCTTATTTCATCGCTATTATAATATTTTAAGTCTTCTGTCAAGTGTTTTACTTGAACATTTTCAAATCCTTTACCTCTTAATTCTTTAGCAATAGAAAAAGATTTAGTTGTAGCATCTCTATCAAGTGCTACGTAAATAGTTTTAAACTGCATGATGTGTGCAAGATGTGTTTCAGCTAATGATGTACCCATAATAGCAATCCCTGTCAATACTCCAGATACTGCACAAGCAGAAGCACAGTCTTCTACAATAACTGCATCATCATTTTGACCACAGATAAATGGAACGTTTTTACTACCATACATAAACCATTTAGGAAATACAGATTTATCTAATGCTCTACCTACTGCACCCACATAATCATTTGTGTAATTATTTTTAATCATAAATACAACACGTTCTTTGTTAATATCATATTTAACATCTGCTCTATTCATTGACCAAGCATCCCAACAATTATTATCACGCAAATATTTCATGGCACGTTCATTAGAATATGGAGATTTGAAACTATCTGGAACAAAAAATTTTTTAGGTTCGCCTGTTTCTTCTTGCTTGTTAAAAGTTTTATTTACATACTTGATAGTCTTCTCCCCATTGTGTCTACCCTTTGCAGAGCAAGACGCATGAAAACAATACCAACTAATTTTATCTTCAGTAGTATCTACAAGTAATGTATTTTTATTATGACAGAATGGACAATCCATTCTTTGTTTAGTTTCTTCTGGTATACTTAATCCTATTATAACTTCTTTTTGTTGTGCTATATTCAAACAGTTTCCTCTTGTTTTAATTCTTCGTATGTAATTGTATATTTATCTATTGCATAAAAATCATTAGCTTCTATCTTCATTAAATTTTCATTTAAATAAAATGCTAATTCATTTTCTATTTGCTCGTAAGTTGGTTCTTGTTTGAATGGAATTACTGCTACTGCTTCTATTCCCATTCCTGTCAGTCGTACTTTGTATTTTTTCATTGTCTATTCCCTTATCATAGTTTGATTTATTTGTCAAGTTATCTTTTAATTTTTTATAATAACTTGGGTGATGCCATGCAAATGTCATTTGTTATATTCCTCCACAATACTTTCGTCCCACAAGTCAACAGCAAAAGATTTACCTTTTAGTTTAAAAGTAAATTGACTGCCTTTACCCTTGAGGTACAAAGATTTTTCTGTTACTTCTCCACCTAGTTCTTCTACTAAGATTTGAAACTTAAGTCCTAGTGTAAATGGATCACTCACTAATGTTCCTTATAACTTACTTGTTTAACTTTACGATCCCAACAAGCACGACAACTGCCACACTTACCAAAATCATATTTAGCTTTTTGTTTTCTATTTAAAACAGAGTATGCCTCTTTAGTCCAAACATTATTATCTTTGTCTGTACGATATGCAAGACACTCTTTGCCTTTATGCTTTTTATTTTTATGCACAGCAGATGTCCACTCCCAAAATTTAGGAACAGCATCATCAACTTTTAGTGCTGATATACGTAAGCATAAATTTTTTGGAACATCTTCTTGTTTAAAATGTTTTACTATTTGGTACTCTCTAGTAGCTAACCAATGGTTTATATGTGGTGTCTGTCTACATATCTCAAATATTTTTTGTAGATGTTCAACAGATTGCAAATCTCCAGAGTCAAACCAACGGTGAAAAAGCCTTGATTTATCTAGGTTTTTGTACTTAAGTGTAAGTAATTCTACCATGTAGTCTACCCACTCTGGCATTTCTATTGCATCATATCTTTTTTCATATGCAACTTTAACTAGAGGAAATGCATAACAACCTTTATCTGCATAACATTTGTTGCATATGGTTCCCTTGATCTTAGCTAACTTCATACCTGTCTTACAATACTTAGTAGGTATGCCCCAAGAAAACGCAGGCATTTTACTTGTGTTAGATAGTTTACCAACTTTATCTTCTAATTGTTTTATCGTACTCATATCACTATTACTCCTAATATAAAACCAAATATAAAACAAACTATTTCAGTTCTGTAATACAATGATAGTTGATTAACTTTTTCTATTAATGCTTTCATAGTATCCTTTCTCAACTAAATACTTGTATAATTTTTTACAAGTCTTAGGTGCTTTATCTCCTAGTTTAAAATTACCAATGACTGCCTTAGCAAAAGAAGTATATCCTGTTACTCTAGGATTAGTCATAAGCATTCCATGTTCTGCCTGCATTTTTAATGCACGTAGCAACATGTTTTCTTGAAGTGTGTAACCATCTTCAAATCTATATGTTCTCAAGTCGTGTTGAGAGTTACCTGTTATTACTGTCATATTTTCTCCTTGTGTTTATCTATGTATATTACAACATAAATTCTGGTGTGTCAACTAATGTATATTTAGCGAAATGTTTTTTAGCACCAACATAATAATTACGATATGCTTGAATGTAATTATCACACTTGTATTCGTCAGGCATACAGAGTGGTGGTATAAGAAATGATTTGTATTTGAATTTATCTTTGACATTGTCAGTAAGTTTTAAAAGATTATTAAGTATACGACCAGTACTGTGAACTTTGTTATTATATCTGTGCCTGTACTGATTAAGTAAATGACCAAGCAAATCTAATGTCCATAGATAATTACCTAGTGATTCTCCAACCCATATAGTCATGGGGTGTTTTGGATATGCAGGTTTATATAATCTTAAATGCTCACCACAATGTCTTTGATATGCAGTTGATAACATCTGTCCTGTTTCTAGTATCATCTTGACTACATGCTTGTCGCAATGATACCTAGCACAAATCTCAGTATCTTTGTGTAAATGAAATATGTTCATAGTTTTAATTCTAATTTAAGTATTGCAAATTTAATATCTTTGAGTGTTATCTTACCAGAATTAAATCTCTCAGTCAATGCGTTAAATAATTTTCTAATATGATCGCCTGTTGTACCTGCACAATCAGACCAGAAATCACATTGACCAGACTCAAACCAGAGCCTTGCACTTTTCATATTTACTTGTTTATTAGAGCCAGATAAACGAGAATCATTCAAACCAAATGCATCTTCAAAGTTAGTTTGAATTACAGCGATAGCAAGTTTTTGTTCTGGTGTTTTATCTTTTACGTTTAGGTTTCCCTTTATCCATTCCATAATATATTCCCTGTTTGATTAGCATACACTCGGCACAGTAGTATTGTTTCTTTTCTATAACTACTGCTTTTCTTTTACACTTATAGCATAACTTTACATCTGCGTCAATGTTGCACATTGTTTTTCCTTTATAAATATGTTATACTCTCTTGTCCATTGGGGGAGGCTAGTATATATACTATAGCTATAATACCCCTTAGGTTATAGTCGGGAGCATAAGTCATTTAACTCTCACTTCTAAATACTGACCAGTAATCTTTACTCTATTATTTTTATCACTATCACTATATTCCTCTTTGAATATTACATCAACACTTTCAGTAAGTAATGCACCATTTCTATCTAGTATTTTTACTTTAACATTTTGATTATTTCTATTATCATTACCATGTATTTTTCTAAGTTCCCATATTAGTTCATGTATCTTCATAATTTCTCCTTATTGTTATGACAAAAAAAAGGCTAGGGGATTTCTCCCCTAACCATATTAGATTATTACGCAACTGAAGATTGTTGGGCATTGTATAATATTCTAGCCTTAATCTTCTCCTCACGACTAGGTGCTTTCTTACCTATATTCATGATTGAATCAACTGCATCATCAATAGATATAACTAAGTCCATTCCCATTTTATCTGCTAAGATTTCTGGAGATATAGTCCAGTTAAACTTCTTAGCAAAGTCTTCTACTTGAGAAAACTTAGTCATACTTTTGACTATCTCTTTGAAACGATCAACTCTTGCAACAACAATTTGTATCCAAGCAGTATGGTGCTTGACTAACTCTTGCTTTGCATGGTGCATCATTTCAAACTTAGCAAACTCAAGTTCAGTACAAGGTATTGCACGAGAACGGCAACCACCAGTCCCAATAATATTCAAAGAATATTTATCTTTCCATTCTTCAAATAAATCTGGACTACCTTGTTTGCCTTGTAAGAAATGAGAGTTATCATTTCTAGCAGTAGCCAACCAAGGATTGCTACGTCTATCATATCTGTCAGCACCTCTTTCATAGGTGATCTCAGCTTCGATATTGCAATCTGGGTTAAGACCTACTTTCTTCATTTCATCACGATACATTGCATATGCAAAGTTCATACCATGATTTCTAGTTGATGAAGTGTAAGAACTAGAACTAGCTTGATAGCCACCGTCAAGATGAAAAGAAAAATGACCACGCTTATCTTCTTCATCTCCATATTTATCTATTTCTTTTACACCTTCAACATTCATAAAGAAACAACTGTCTTTGCCTGTAGCATTAACAGTATTGTATTTCCTTTGAAGTCGTTGAAGTTCAGCAACATCTTCAAGTTGATACTTTCTCTCAACTACTTCTTTCATTACTTTGAAAGACGAGTCGATAGTATCTATCGCATCAACCTTTGCTTGTTCGTATGCAGACTTCTCGTCACATTCCATTGTTTCACAATGTCTACGAAAGTCTAAGACTAAAGACTTACGCTTACCTGCGTTAAGCCTTATTTCTTTTTTATCCATGAGTACTCCTTTGTGTTATGGTTAAAAAAAAGACACCACCCAGATAACTGAGTGATGTCTATATAGTACTATATTATTATTGATGTGTCAACTAGCCAAGCCAAGAGATATGGCTAGTGTTCTTGCTTGTTCATCGCTTATGGTACTCCAACTATGACCATCAGCAATTTGTTCTGGGGTTTGTGCCTGTTCCTGTGTTATTGGGTGCTTTACTCCCTTTAACTTATTGATTAGTTGATACCCTTGATTACGATATCCCCTGTCATCAGTTTCAGAATTCCAATAATACTGTCCAAAATTATACTCAACAAACCAAGCATCTTCAACAGGTATAGTTTGTTTGCCTATCTCTCCAACTGCATTCAAACAAGTTTGCCAGTTTTCATTCAGGAACTGATCCTGACATCTTTGACTACAAAACATATGATTATAATAATGTTTAGCCTTATAAGATTGATAGTATTTATTACCTTTATTGCCACGAATTTGTGCTTGATTTTTTTTCTCAGCACATTTTTTATTCTGGCACCAACGATCACTCATTTATTTCTCCTTTGGTTAAGTTAAAAAAAAGGCACTACCTAAATTTATAGATAGTGCCTATATATTATAATATATAATTTACTGCGTCAAGCCTTGAACTCTATCGCAACATCTCCATATATATCTCTATTAAATATTTGATTAGGTTTTTCTTGCTTTAGATATTCATTATAAGAATAAGTTGCTCTCTCATTCTTAGCTAACTTCTTATCCTTAGCTGAACTATCTGCAATCATATCAAACACAATAGTTTCTTTTAGTTTATGATGATAGCCAATATATTTTTCAACACTATCAGCATCTAACAATGACTTAACATCAATGTTATCATCTTCTATTTTATGGATTACTACTTCGCCATTAGCTTTCCATATGACTATCTTATGGTCTTTCTTTTCTTTTAGTATCATACAACCTCAAGTATATTATCTATATTAGTTTCAGTAGCTTTCATCAATGCCTCAACATAATTGAATTTAACTCTTTCAAATTCAAATATTCTTACATTAGAATCTTCTACTAAATGATTGATTTTATAGACTTTTTTACCTACACTAAACCATTTTAAATTAGCAACAGAAATATTTCTAGGTGCTTTTTTTTCAAGGTCATGTGCAAGTATGTACTCGTCTGGGTTAGTAGTCCGAGCCTTGCCTTTACGCTTATACATAGTCCCATCAGTTTGTTTCCATGTTTCACGATTTTTTAAATCGAAAGTACCTACACGATAGCTACCATCTTTTTTCATAAAGCCTGCCTTAAACTTCTTAGCTTTAGTTTCAGTTAAAAGATTATAGATATGGTCAGATACTTTGCCAATTTGTACATCAATGTGTTGCATTGTATCTCCTTGTTGTTGATTTGTATTCGGGGTAAGTACAAAGAACGGAATGCCGAGTCCATAACATCTGTACATGATGCCTCTGATACTTAC